TCAAGGCAGAAAAAGCGGAAAAAGATTTACTTTTACAAAATCAGATTGTAAAGCGAAGACTTCATAATCTTCGAATTCGTGACGAAGGAGTTGCAGAGAAAGCTAGAATTATGTTCGAAACTTTTTATAATTTAGTTTTTCCCGTTTTTAATATTTATTTAATGGATACTGTACTAATGGAAGGAATTCGAAATCCGAATCTTTTGATGGCGCGTTCAAAAGAACTTACTAAATATATTGAATTGCTTCTTGGATTTCAAGAAGATTTGCGTAGAGCAGAACGCGGAGTATTCACTAATATAAATACATCTTCATTTGGTATGCCCGGTGGTGGTAGTCTTTCATTCACCGATAATTACGAACTACCTTTACAGAAAATTAAACAGGACAATAAATTTTTAAAGTTTATTTATAAAAAAATTGAATCCGCATCAAGTAAATTTTTAGATAAAATTTCTACTCTTAATCTACCTAACATACGAGATAAACTTATTCTTGAAGTGTTGATATATATAAGAGTTTTACGTAATTTGTATTACGATTTAAGAGACAGAGCCGCGTTGGGTAGCGGATTTGAAATGAGAAAATACCAGATAGAATTGCGTAGACATAGTATGGGTGTACTAGACGCAGTTATAGATATTTACCGTACTCGGCTTATTCAATTCGCTTTTGGAATCGTAGAAATAACGCAACAAGACCCTAGCGTTGTGGAATTTCACACAACGCAAAAAACTATTGTGGATATATCTGAACTTGTAACTTATTACATAAGAAAATTCAAACAACTCAGCGATGACACTAGAGATCCTGGTAGTTGGGTTAAAATTACTCATGCTATAAATAGACTTATCGGCGGAATGTTGGAACTTTTTGGTCTGCCTCAAGCAATAATTAATCAGATTTAAATTAAATGTAAATAAAAATTAATAAAATCATGAATCTTAATTTATAAAAAAATCTTTTGGTATTTGTAAATTGTAAATGAGAGGTTATGCTAGAACTGTACAATTAGCTTTAAGTATAATATCGCAATATGCTTCGGACATTGTTGATGCGTCTACACCTAATGAGATTTACGAAGCATATATTAAGGCAACTAGGGGAAATCTCGTTCAAAGTTTACCAGAACCAATTAAGGGTCGAACTATTCGTCAAATAGAAAAACTTTGGGCAGAGAAATCGCCGGAGTTTGCTTCAGAGATAATATCTTCATTTACTTCATCTATGAGTGGATTGTCTACTGGAATGGATTTATATACTGAATATTCTAAGATTGTATTAGGGGAGTATATTGCAAGTTTACCACAGCCACTACGCGGTGAAACTATTGATAGATTAGCGAGTATCTGGCTTGCCGAAACTCAGCGTCGGCGAGGAAGTACATCATTTGGTAAATCTATTTTACATTTTCTTCAAAAGTTAGCTAAATACAATAGAATTTCTATTTTTAAAATGAGAAAGGACAGAAAAGGATACACCAAAACGCTGTTGAGTGTGCCACAACTAAAGTCTAGATTAACAAGACATGGAATAAGTTACAAAATGAAAACGAATCGTTTTGGAATGCCTGGTTCGTCGGAGCCTGGTAGAACTTATGCTCAAGTTGCCCGAGAAGCAGTCGAAACAGAAAACTTAGGTGCTCCAGTTAGAGTACTACTAGAACGTGTACTTGCTCGAATTGAAGTTCCTGCTCCAGCTACTAATCGCGCAGATTTACTTGAAGCATACAGATTAATTAGGATGCTTCCTCAGGCTTCCTTAGAATCGACACGTGCTCAACGTGATTTAGATAGCGCCGAGACTCGTAGTCGACTCGAATGGCGCACGGGAATAGGTGGCAGCGGAGACATTGAAACTACTACATTTACAGAAGGTTTTAGAGGTAACGATAGAGACATTATTCTTCCTCGAATTACATCCGGAAGACTTCCTAGATGGGAAATGATTCGATACATTCGAAATGTAAATCCCCGTGACAGAACACCAACTGGATACACTTATGATAATTATACAACTGAATATACCAATTAATTTAAAATATTTAATATTTACATTTAAATAAATGAGTAGGCGTAAATTAAAATATGGTAGTCAAGATTGGTTTGATACTATCCATTCAGAAATAAGAGTTCCGCGAGAACCAATAGTTCAATTAGAACCGATTAGTGTTAATGTGATGTATCCCCAGATGGCCCCGTGCCCACCTGGTTATAGGTACAGACCAAAGCGCAAACCTGGTCAGAGAAAGTGCACTAAAGAAACTGTTAAATCTGTTCTTAGTTTTCTTCAAATGTTAGCAACACAAAATAGAATTTCAATTTTTAAACCAAGAAAAGACAAAAAGGGCTATACAAGAACTTTACTAAATGTACCTCAATTAAAGTCTAGATTAACAAGACATGGCATAAGCTATAAAATGAAAATGTCTAATACATCGAAATTTGGTATGGAGCAGCAAAATCCACCTTGGAGAGATTCGCAGGATCCTCCATTTCATGGAATGTCTGAAGAAGATTATAACGAGGTTCAGGCTATGATACGGAGCCGTCCTCAAAGACAACGTCAACCTCGCCAACCTTTGACACCGGAACAATTAGCATTACGAGCTGAACTGTGGGAGGGTCGCGCAGAAGAACTCGAATCTCGGGGCGAATCTTCTGAAGGTTGGACGGAGTGGCGAGATGGACAAAGAGTTCCATTGCCATCTTGGCGTGAAATACTTGAAGCTAGGCGCGCGAGAAATCCAACTAGCCAAGATGCAATACAAGATGCGGTGGCAAGATATTTACAATCTAATCCGCCGGGTGCTGGAGCAGCGTTCGGAGTTTTACAACCGAGAAGGAGTATATCCGATTCAAGAAATGTTCGTAGAGATTTTGAAGACGCACGCAGCGAGATGGAGAATCTACGCAGAAGACGTGGGAGGGAACTTATGCGTAGAGAAATTGCCGGAGATATTATTTTTCCAGACCGTCCATGGCACAGAGCAGCACCCCCTTATGCGACTACTATTCAAAGATATGCCCGTGGAATGAATGCTAGAAATACAATTTAAAATATTTAAAATATTTATAATATAATAAAATGAGTAGAGCGGGTGTATATAATTATAGTCGTGGTGAGCCGTACAGTTACAATGATTGGCTGCGAGATATTCGCGTGGAATTAGATATTCCACCGGGTGGTAGCGAAGCGTATCTAAGAGATAAAGCAAAATACGATAAAATAAAAAAGGCAAGCCGTGTAAAAGTAAATAAAAAATGTCCACCGGGATACAAATACAGACCAAAACGCAAACCTGGTCAAAGAAAATGTGCTAAAGAAAAAGTTAGAATATATCTCAGTTTTCTTCAAAAGATCGCGAGGCGCAATAAAATTTCAATTTTCAAATTGAGAAAAGACAAAAGAGGCTACACAAGAACTTTATTGACTATACCTCAACTAAAGTCTAGATTAACTCGTAATAGAATAAGCTACAAAATGAATAATACATCTAAATTCGGAATAGCTCCATTAATGGCTCTTTCGCTTGCGAGTACACTTGCATCTAGTCCGATGGCTAGGTCGATGGCTAAGTCAATGGCTAGTCGGGCAATTGGGCTTAGATCTAACCCGTTGTCTTTAGCAAACAGGGCGTATGAGAAAGCGAAGAAAAAAGCAAATGAATATATAGGGGCAGAATTTGGAGTTTTACCCATGGGAGGTAAGGGCCCAGAAGAGCCAGAAGATCCTAGAATAGCAGCATACGCAATCGAGAAAAAGCAAAAAATTGCTGAACAGAATAGAAAATGGCGTGCAGCAAAAGCCGCAGAAACTGCTGACAAATATGAAGCCGTAAGAGAAGCCGGAATGGATAGAGCGGCAGCAGATGCTATTCGCTACATGGGTATGACTCAAAGAGAGAGACTAACAGCAAAAGCAAAAGAACGCAGAGAACTTGGTAAAAGAGCAAAAGAATATATGGCAGCACAAGCTTTACTTGCTTCGGCATCCGGTACAGGATCGAGTTCGAGTGGCGCAGGACCTAGTTCGGCTGGATTAGATTTCACAATACCAGATGTTGATTTTGGTAGAACGACATATAATTATAATTATGGATATAGTTATCCGCGAAATTATTATGGCACGCAGGAAATGTGGCAGTAATTACATTGCATTTAAAACTAATTACGTAATTATTTAAAATTATATATAGACATAAGATATATATAATTAATAATAATGGATAATCCACTAAAAATTTGGTTTTATTCAACTGGAAAAATCGTAAATGATACATCTATAGCTACTCATTATTCTATGGAAGGATTTAAACTTAATTTATCGGAAGACTACGACACGTTCCAAGAACTTTACGCAAAAAATATAAAATCTAAAAATTGCTTAGTAGAGAAAAAAACTGATTTTTTTAGATTTTTTATTGACTTCGATGTACTTTCGGAAATTATAGTAGACGAAGAACCTTATTTGAAATGTATTCAAGACGTTATATATAACATTTATAATATAAAAGATCTTAAATGTATTTCTACTGTACCTGATAAAAATATTAATATTGAAAATTTAAAAGAAAACAAAACTTTCATAAAACAGGGGTTTCATTTCCACTGGCCCGATTTAATCGTTGATGTAGAGACTGCTATAAAAATACGCAGTAATATATTAGTAAGCATTAAAATGATATTTGGTAAAGTAGAACATTTTGAAAATGACTGGGAAAAAATTATTGATAAGTGTGTGTACAAAAAAAATGGACTTAGATTAATAGGATCTGACAAATGTATAATAGCAGACAATACACGAGTTTACGAAGATCGTGTTTATATTCTTAAAAATGTATATATCGATAAAAATTCAAATAAAGAATTGATAGATTATTATACAAATAACACGCTCGCCTTAGTTAAAGATACAAGTGTAAGAAGCGATAAATCTGAAATAACAAAATACATCAATTTAAACGAATACGAAGAGGAAGAAAGACAGGTTTCTAATTCAGAACTAATGTCTATTTCTAAAAAAAGCTTAGAATATTCTGAAATTGAAAAATTTTTCAAAAATCACGCTACAGGATATAACGTAGAAGATCTTGGTAATATATCTAAGGTTCGTGGTAAGGATATGTACTTAATTTATACTAAATCTAAGTATTGTCAAAACAAACAAGATTTTCATAAAAACAATCACATCTATTTTAAACTTACACCATCTGGACTTTGTCAAAAATGTTTATCTCAAAATACTGGAATTCACGGATGTTGTAGAGATTATCAAAGCTCTTATGTACCCCTGAGCATAGGTATTATTAGTGCTTTAAAATGGAAAAAACCGAAATCAAAAGAAGTATCATTTCAAGAATCGTTCAGCTTGAATAATCTTTTAGAAAAACTTGAAAATAGAATAGTTGCTAAGGATGCTTTCAGGGGTCCTGGAAAAAGAAAGAATATACAATAAATGAAACCCCGATTAATAAACCAAAAATTATTTTACCTACTGCATTTAGTAGTAAATTAGAAGTTAAAGATGGAATTTTAGCATTTACAAATTCTAAAACCTGTTCCGATTGTAAAAAAAAGTAAATAACCGTAATTACTAATATTGTTTTTATATTTTTTTCATTTAAAATTTTGGAAAAACCAGATAATTTCGATGTAGATGTAGATGTATTTGTAGTTTTAGCTTGATTTACATCCTGATTTGTTTTTGTATTTGTTTTTGTATTTGTATTTGTACCTGTAGTTGTATTTGTTTCAAAACTTGAAATGTTATCAGTTCCATTTAATTCGCTAATTTTACATTCAAAACCCGACATTTATAATTATTATACAATCATATTTAAATACTTTTTATTTAAACGACTTATTAAATTATTTTTTAAAATTAATTTGTTTTATTAATATAATATTAAACATGGGTATCAATAATCTGGCGGTTCAAACGTTTAGTTCTTCGGGTTCCCAATCAGTTTCTAGAGCGAATAAAGCTGATAGCTCTAAACAGATATCGTCTGATTTTATATCTAGACCGCCAGTAAAATATATTAACGGCTCTGGAATTTCTGTAGTTAATGGAACTTTAACTAAAGTACCTACCGGTACAAAACCTTCTGAAACTTTTTCAATACCAAATAATATTGATGCAATAAGTGAAATGGTTCTAAATATGAATATAGATGTTACACCTAGCACTACCGTCGGTTATGATTGTAGTGGAATATATTATTCCAAAACTTTTCTTTTAGATATTATCGATACTGTAGAAATTAAACTAGGCGGTCTTGTAATTCAGACTATATATCCAGGTGATATATATATGAGAAATTATTCTGAAACTGGAAATTTAATTTCTCAAGAAAACTCATTTAAAAAAATAATAGACGCTTCGTATGTAGACACCGGAAGTATAATAGGTCACAGTACAACTGCCGCTGAGACTATAAGTTTTTCACTCTCTATACCTTTTATAGGTAAAAGTTTAGACAAGGATAGAAGTTTTCTTCAAACTGGATCTTTTACAAAAAATTTAACAGTTACGGTAAATTATAATATATTCGGCAGCGAGAGTGTAGTTACTGGACCCGGTACAGATATTATTCCTCTTTTACAAACAAAAGGCGCCATCACGAACACCTCGGGGACGGGCGCCACGCTCGTCAATCTGCGAGCGGGTGCAAATACGAATTTATCGACCAAATTATGTATATTAACTCATATTATAACCGATACCGAAAAAAATTTTATTAAACAAAATATAATCAATAGAGTAATAAACACCTCTACCGGGATTCGAATAACTCAAATTACAAATAAATATATAAAACAGGACGACGGTATAACTGCTATAAATGTAGATTTAGATAATATAGATTTAAATGTAACTCATATAATGTTCTGTTTAAATGTTAATATATTTAACCAGTCAGATTCTACAACAAATACTGCGTTAGTAAAGCCGTCTCAATTTTTAAATTCAACAGCTGACGGTGCCGCTAGTGTTGCTATAACTCCAGTTACTTTAAAAGCAGCATCTAAATATGTATCGGGCGATAATAAATTAAGTAGTACGTGGGGTAAAGCGAGTATCGACTCAAACATAAGCAGTTCTACTATATTTAATCCAGATGTTTTAGGAGTGTTCGATAAATGGTTGAGTTCTGCTGAACTTGTTTTAGGTAATGAAACAACTGGAGCAATTCCATGTTCGGCTTTATCTTCGAATCAAGTAGAATTTAATTTACAAAATACTGAACAACATTTTTATATAATAAAATTAGCAGACAAAGCTTTTAGTGGTTCTGGAATACCATTTTCTAGAATTAAAAATAAAAAATTAATATTGAATGTAAGAAATAAGTTTTTTAATCGTACAGCCTTTACAGCTCTTACATCTGGCAGCGATAATACTGCAACAGCCGTAACTACTATCGGCATATACGACGAAAGGTCGATGAGAGATGCTACAATTAGCGTGTGTGCGTGCGGTACAACACTGCAGATTATTAACAATAATACAATTTCATTTTCCTATATTTAAGTAATTGTGTAAATGTAAATGTAAATGTAAATGTGTAATATTTTTATAAATTTTAAATAATTTTAAATTAAATACGTATTTAATTTAAAATTATTTTCTTTTATATTATTAAATAATATAATATGTCTGGAGCAACTGCTGCCCACGCTTCATATAATGGATCGGGTACACAGGGTCTTGCTGTAACTAATAAGATCAACGATACAGGAGATATTATGTCCGTTTTTTGGACTAAAGATAAAACCACTAAGCAGTTATTACACGGTTGTGCGCTTATAGAAATTCCATCATCCGGCGGAAACACTGACCAACCTGGTAGTTCTATGACATTTACAATGAATAGTGATATGGATGTAATAGGAGATTTGTATGTTCATGTTAAACTTACATTTGGTGCCGTAACTGAAATATCAAAAGAATATGGACTTTTAAATTTATTTGAACGTATCGAATTTCAATGTGGTACGCAAATTTGGCAGACACTTGAATTTGCCGATATATTAGGATTGAATACTACAGAGCTATCAGAGGGTGGTTATGAAAAATTTATATTATCAGCTGGCGGCTTTTTCGACGCAAACGGTGGAGTTGCGGCTGCCACCGCCAACATCGGTGGCCCAACAGACACCGATTTTGAAACAGCAGCTGACGAAGTGCGTAATTTTTCTTTTAGACTTCCTTTGTTAACTAGAAATTTGGGACCGATGTTAAACAATTATTCAAATATTTCTGAATCAGGGTTTTTAACAGCTGCGGCTCCAAACCAGACCGTTAAAATTAAAATTTATACAAATAAAACTTCCGTTATGGTCACTAACAAAATGATTAGCGCAAGCGATGCTGACGACAGAATGGAGGTGCGTTTGTTCGGGAAACATATGATTATGTGTAACGAAGAACGTGAAAAAATAAGAAGTATACCGGGGGGGATTGCAAAAAGATTGAAACTTACACAATATCGAGATTCAATCCTACCAGCCGCCTCGGGTACGTCGGTAACAAGTATAGAATTGGATTGTGATCACTTTTCCCTATACGCTTCTCATCTAATAATTCAGATTTTCGATAATACCGAGTATAAAAAAAATGATTCTTACAAAATGGATGCGACCTTACACGATGAATGTACATCATTGCTTAGCGCAGATTTAAAATTAAATTCTACATCATTTTGCGGAACTTTAACAGGTGGTATGATGGCCGGTCCTCTACCAGAATCTATGGGTCTTTACGTTAATAACTTCTTTTCTAGAACTGATCCACATACTAGAACTATAGTTTATGTATTTCCATTAGCAAATAAAGCTTATTCGGGTTCTGGAGTTCCTCTCAATAGGTTTGATAATATAAGATTATCTCTAAAATTACATACACCAGAAACAGTTGCGGGTACCAAAGCAATCATTAGAAAAGTCTCTGCTACATGTGTCGGGGAAACTACCGCGCTTTACAAACAAGGGGCGGCATCTATTTCTATGTATTAAATGTAATAAATAAATAAATTAATAAATTAATAAATAATTTTAAATTAATTAATACGTATTTAATTTAAAATTATTTTCTTTTATATTATTAAATAATATAATATGTCTGGTGCCGTCGCTGCCCACGCTGCTTATAACGGTACCGGAACTCAGGGTCTTGCTGTAACTAATAAAATTAACGACACCGGAGACGTAATGTCTGTTTTTTGGAATAAAAATGATACAACAAGACAGCTTCTTCACGGCTCTAATTTTGTGGAAGTACCTTCTCAGGGAACATCCGGAGGTGGGTCTAGAAATATAATTAGTTTCGATATTAATAACGACGTAGATTGTATAGGGGACTTAATTCTAGAAGTATCAGCTGTTATAACTAGGACAACCACCCTCACTGCCGATACTCAGCCTTTCAAAGCTGGTGGTAATGATTTATTAAATGGTATTTCTAGAATAGAATTTATTGTGGGTACCCAAATTTGGCAGACTTTGGAAAATGATGATATTTTGGCTTTATACCATTCTGAGGTGCCAGAAGGTAATTATTCTAATGTACATTTTCAACTTAGAGGACATTATTCTGGCGCTGACTCAGATAATGCACGTTTTACTCCAGAGGTAGACGCAGTTAAGGATGAGGCGGAAACTTATGTAGCAAATATTCCACTTAAAATGCTCACAAAAACTATTGCGTCTGATCTTGAACTTTTTTCCGAACAGACGGAAGATGGATACTTGATGGCAGCTGCACCCAACCAACAGGTAAGAATTAACGTTTCAACAAATGCGTCAACTGATGTAGATGCTAGCTGTAATTCGTTTAAGGTTAGGCTTTTTTCTAAAAATATAGTAATGTGTGAATCAGAACGTCAACAATTATCATCTACACGTATTGCTAAAAGAATTAAAGTAACTCAAAATGCTGTTATCGAATCGTTAGCTACAGATAGAACTATAACTATTACATTAGATCATTTTTCTATATATGCCTCCCATTTAGTAATAGTAACTGAACACCCTTTTTATAGATTAGATACGGTTGAATTACTATTAAACTCGTCT